CAAATAAAAGGAGAAAAGACTATGAAAGATCAATGGAGTTTCTACGTTGCCGGAGTTCAGCATCACGAACTGTTTCGTTGCATAGATGAAATCAGTGAAGGGGAACAGCTATTCCTAATCCCTGAACCTTCCAATCAGTACGATCCAAATGCTATTAAGATAGTCCACAGCTCATCTGTCCTTGACGAAGATGTCATGGTGGGCTATGTGCCTGGCAAGATCAGTGCTGAGGTTTCAGCTTTCATCGTGACAGCTGATGATCCTGTGGCTATGGTAGAAGAAATCACTCCTTCTGCCAAGCCCTGGCAACAACTGAAGGTTAAGATTCTTGACCTTTCCAACACAGTATTAGAGGAGACTGAAAGCGATGGCTAAGAAATACTTCTGTTCCTACTGCGGTACTCCTATCATCGTGACTCGCAGGGCTCTACCTAACCGTGGAGTAATTGTTGAGCTAGTCGAACCTCATGACTGCGATGAGCGCAACATCCACAACATCACTGATGATGAAAAGCCTTCTCCTCGCATCCGTGACTTGACTCAACCAGCTCCATCTGAGGAGAAAGACAGCCTTGGCTTTCCTGTCCCTGACTTTGGTGACAAGAGGGATAAAAGTGTTATCAAATCCACTGCACCTACCAACGTCTTGAGCAAGGTCAAAGGTGGTCAAAACACTAACCCTGAGCATGATTTAGAGGAGTAAAATGTCTAGAGTCTTCGTCGTAAATAAGAGCGCTCATGACTTCTCTGAAGCTGAAAAGTACGGCGAACTTGTCTTCGTTACAAGAGGGAGACTAAACCGCTTCAACGTAAATGATATGCACAGACAGACGATGGAGGCTTTGAAAAACTCTAACGGGTCTGACTACATAGTACCCTGTTCACTCAACATCCTAAACTCGATTGTCTGTGCTTCATTTGCAGTTAAACATAAGCGGTTGAACATCTTACTTTTCAAACAGGGAACGTACCTAGAGCGGAACATAGTTTTTTAAATCATTTAACTAACTTGGGGAGGTTAGCTAATGGATTTTCTAAAAGAAGTATGCACAAACTGTGGTCTAACTCTCGGTGCCCATAACGCTGGGACTTACTACAGTCACCATTACAAAAGGTTAATCCCTAACAACTACTGCCCTGGCCATCAAGGACGTATGGACTGGGATCAAGGTCCTGGAACTATCTTCCTTGGATCAGGTCAGTATCATGAAGTTGACTACGGCACACCTGCAAAAGGAGTAAAAGCATGACTTTACCATCACCTAAACCTACCTGGGAGATCATTGACAGTTCCAAACTCGACACCTTCGAGCGCTGTCGTAGAATGTTCTTCTTCGAATACATCCTTGGCTGGCGCACTGACACGCCCCAGCATGATCTTCACTTCGGCCAATGCTGGCATCTAGCTCGTGAGTATCAACTCATCCACGGCTACGATACCTTCTACGAAGCCTTTGAACTATTCGAGCGTGAGTATCGTAAGGAGTTTGATGAAGAGACTGACGAACTCTATCGACCCAAAGATGCTTTCGCTGTCCTCGTTGCACTTGAAAAGTTCGCTGCTGAACGTAAAAGTGATCTTGTCGAGAATGAACTTCTCCTCACTGAAACGTCTGGCACTGTACCTATCAACGCCAGAGGTAGAGTCCTCTACTACCGCATGGACTCTGTGTTAAGGAACCACGAAACTGGGAAAATTTTTTCTTGGGATCATAAGTCTAAAAAAGGATCTTTCAACCGTCAGTGGGCTGATAAATTCCAGCTCTCCATCCAGAATGGTACCTACACTCACTGTATGTACTGTATGTATCCTATCGACCAAGTCCTTGGTGTCGAGTTCTGCGGCACCTCATTTGAATACCTCAAGCGAGCATCAAGCGCTCGTTCTGCAGGTTATCATGTCAACTTTCTCCGTGTCCCTTCCTTCAAGCCACCGGATCAGATGAACGCATGGCTTTGGACGGTCAATGAGCTTTACTCCGAGTACGAACGTGAGCTTGACCGACTCATGCACTGTAAGGAAAGTGACCCAGTCATGATGGCCTTCCCTATGAACGACACCTCATGCACCAACTTCTGGGGATGCAAGTATCATGACTACTGTATCTCATGGCAGAATCCTCTCCAACGCTGCGATGAACCTCCTTTAGGTTTCCGCGAAGAACATTGGGATCCTTCGGCCATGGAAACTACCCACAAAAAGGACTTAGAGTGGATTATTTAGGAGACTAACTCATGCCAGTGGAAGAAGGCTCAAAGATAATCATAGGCCAAGAAGCAATATGCCCAGATGGCTTAGGGCGTGTAATGGAGGTTAATCAATACTCTATAAAGGTATCAACCTATTTTAACGACAGACAATGCTGTTGGGATAGGAACAATATAGAGCTTATTGACCCTCGTAAAAGTTAGGAACTTAAGTGATTAATGCTGAGATAGACAGAATGTTGCAGGAAGAGGAAGGAACTCAAATGAACTACAAAAAGTCACGCAAAGTAACTGTCAGCCATCTTCGTGATGCTGCACTTGAGTACACTACACTCAGGACACAGCTAAACAAACTCTCTCGTGAGACTGACAAAGCCTACAATCGTCTCCAGACTTTGCTCAAACGAGCATCTGCACCCACTGTCAAGGAATACCTTGTTGGTGATGTAGATGATATGCACAGGATACCAAACCCTAACCTATCAAAGGAGGTGAGAAAAGATGCCATATGACAAGTTTTCGGAACTCGAACGAGTCAGAGAATACTACAACTCCGACTCCCTGCAAAAGCGATTCTCAGCCCTTGTCACAGGTGAGTCTGGCTCGGGTAAAAGCTTCTTGGTATCGACTGCCAGACGGCCAGTACATATTGATTCCTTCGATCCCGGAGGAACGAAAGGACTAAGGTCTTGGATCAAAGCTGGTCACATAGTACCTGACACTCAATGGGAGCGTGAAGACCCTTACGATCCAAAGGTCTTCGGTGAGTGGATGAAGACTGTTGACATCCGCTTACGAACCGGCTACTTCAATATGTTTGGCACTTATGTCCTCGATAGCGCCAGCACCTGGGGCGATGCAGTAATGAACTATCAACTCGGCAAAGCCAAACACGCAGGGGAAGCACCAAAGTGGAATCGTGACTACACACCACAGAAGACGCTCATGATCAACTATATCAAGAAGCTCATGAACCTTCCCTGTGATTTCATTCTAACTGGCCACTTACGACAGATGGAGGAAGTCGTTGGTCAAACTAAGGACGGCGAAAGTATCAAGCGTGTCTACTATCGTTTCTTTACCACTGGACAAGCAATGGTTACTATCCCTCTACAATTTGACGAGCTTTATGTTTTAGTTGGAGAAGAAACTTCCCGCGGCATAGAGCGTAAACTTCTCGTTGAATCTCAAGGACGATACATTGCTCGTTCACGTCTGAAGGGTGATGGCAAACTCGATGCCACTGAACCTGCAGACATCAAAGGACTTCTCAAGAAGATCGGCCTTTCTTGGGAAGACAAACCTACCTTAGCCGAACTACAGAAGGAGGAAAAGCAAGATGAGTGAGAAAACTATAATTTACCTGATCGAGAAGGAAAATGGCAAGAAGATGAAGATCACTGTTCCTGAATCCTGGAAGGTGACCTTCGGTCCTGCTACCAAGGGCGGTGATCGTGACAGACTTGGACAGCGTCTCAAGATGCCTATGGCTCTGCGCTTCTACGAGAGCGACACCAAGCAACGAGCCATCTTCACTGATGTTGTAAGTTTCCGTGATCTCTCTATCCCTGTCGAGGTCGAAACTGAAGACATCCAGGAAAAACATGGCTACACTGAAGTCGATGGTAGACGTCAGGCTACTGTCTTCCAAGCTCGTGTCAAGCGTTGGGAAAACCCTGACGAACTAAACGAGGTTCCTAAGATCGAAGCGCCTCGTGATCCCTTTATGGAAGGAGGTGATGACGACTAGGAGGTAAAAGCAAGTTGTTTAAATTATTTAATTAACTTATTTATTCACAAGGAGAAACACCATGCCTATGTCCGATTACTCTGATCTGGAAAAAGAAATTGCTGATGCACCTGAGCCCAAAACTTTGCCGAAAGGTACCGAAGTCCAAGCTCGCATCGTGTCTGTTCGTACAGGCATAAGCGAAAAGAACGACTGCACCTGGTACGCGCCGGTCTTTGATGTCCCTTCAGACCCGATGGTCATGGAGTTCAATGACTTCTTCTGGGAACTGGACAAGACCAAGCTCGACATGAAGCAGTTTCAGCGTGAACTGTACAAGTTCAAACAGTTCGCTTCTGCTTTCGGCATCGACTACTCTCGGCCGTTCTCCTGGGAAGACGACCTGCCTGGAAAAGAAGGCTGGCTGATCGTCACTGTCCAGAAGTCTGATGAGTACGGTGAACAGAACCGCGTCAGCAAGTACGTCCAACCTCGCTGATAACAACCTAGGGGAGTGGGCTTCGGTCTGCTCCCCTTTCTTTGGAGGTAATTATGGATAAGAAAAATGAATCGTCAGTAGCCCCTATGGATCCTAACGCCATGCCTATGATTGGCTTAGACACATTCGAGCATTACGCCAAAAGTATTCTCGACATGGCTGCTGAACTCAGAGACATAAAGCACAAACTTTACTTCAGCACCAATGACGTAGTACGGTCATTCAAGAAGTGCGCTCAGATTCGCAACAAGGCATTGCCACCTATGATCGCCGATCTCATGGCCAAGCACTTTCAATCTATCTCTGACATGGTTGATAGTGAGTTCGGCCCAGAGGAAACAATCCCTGTTGATGCTCCTCACTCTCTCGAAGCTTGGGATGAGAAGTTCATTGACCTCCTCAACTACACCCTTAAACTCTACTCTGCTATTCGTGTGATAAGGGGGTTCTAATGTCTTGTGAGAACTGTACTAACAACTCACCTGGAGCTATCATTGAGGTAAAAGAAGGCCGCTGTGCTGTCTGTGGAGACACTATAATGGTTAACATGGCCACTGGAGCATCTATATCTAGCAGATGGGACAAGTACTTTCTTCACATCTGCGAAGCTGTAGCTTCCAAGTCACCTTGCTTATCTCGTCAGATTGGCTCTATCATAGTCCGTGACTACTCCATAGTCTCCACAGGCTACAACGGCCCTGCTCGTGGCTTCCCTCACTGTACTGGCGTTAAGTGTCCACGGCATAAGAAAGGTTACCACTCTGGTGAAGGCCTTCATGAATGTCCAGCTGGCCATGCTGAAGTAAATGCCATAGCCAATGCCGCCAGACTTGGAGTATCTATCAAGGGATGCTCCCTTTATCTCAACACTAACTACCCTTGCAAAGATTGCATGACCACTATTGTCAATGCTGGGATTAGTGAAGTCATCGCTTCTATCCCTGAACCTTACCATCAAAAATCTATCGACATCGCTATGTTCGGCGGAGTGTCTCTGAGAGGATTTGTAATATGACTCAGCGTGTTCTGATTCTAGGTATCGACGGCTATATTGGATTCCCTCTTGCAATCCATCTTCTCAACAACAACTATCAAGTCTGTGGTATCGACAACTTATCACGTCGTTACTATGTTAAACAAGCTGGTAGTGATTCCCTAACTCCAATCGAAGCTTTCTCCACTCGTGATCGTATTCTAAAGAGCCATCCAAACTTTGTTGACCAAGTAGCATCTATCAACTT